TTTCCGTACAGTTCCGAAACTCGCCGGCACGGGCCCTGTGTGGCCGTCTGCTGCGAATCGGGGATCGGGGTGGCACGCCCGACCGGGCAGGACCGTAGCATGGTTCGCATCGTGAGCGTTATCGCAGGTCAGGTACGCCGAGCCGTTACACGCTCGGTCGCCTGGTCGGCTAGTGTCGCCGGCATGAGGTCCTGCAGCCACTGCCACACCCGACTGTCGCCACTCGCGCGCATCGACGCTCGGTTCTGTGGGACCAGGTGTCGGGTCGCTGCTCATCGTGCGAAGCCTCGAGCGATCGTGCCGGCCGAGCTCGCGGGCGAGGCCCGGTGGATTCGGTACTCGAGCACGAAGGTGCCGTTGACGGTTGACGGGTGGCCGGCAGCGTCGACGAAGCCGAGGACGTGGGCGACCTATGCCGAGGCGATGGGCTCGAGCGTGGGTGCTGGTCCCGGTTTCGTTCTGAACGGTGATGGGATCGTCTGCATCGACCTCGATCATTGTCTGACGGATGGGGTGCTCGAGCAGTGGGCGGCGGATGTGCTGGCAGCGTGTCCGGCGACCTATGTGGAGGTCTCACCGTCGGGTGATGGTCTCCATGTGTGGGGTCGTGCTCCGGAGTTCTCGGGCGGTCGTCGTGTCGGGTTCCGTGGTGGCATGGTCGAGATGTATGCCGATCAGCGTTACCTGACGGTGACGGCTAATCCGTTCAAGGGGTCCCGGTCTCGGCTGGGTGACTTGTCGAACGTGATCCGATGGATCCTCGAGGACTGATGACTGCACCGAAGAAAGTGACCGGAGCGAAGAAGGCTCAACCGGCGAAGCGTGCTCGGAAGGCGACGCCGGCACCGGTGTACGGTCGGAACCGGACAGCGATCGAAACGATGGTTACGGCTCTACGCGAGTCGGGCCGGATCGAACCTGTGGACGAAGCCAGGGTGACCGCAGCCGTCGCACTGGCGGATGCTGTGGACGCAGACCCTACGAATGCGTCCCTGTGGCGAGAGTACCGGGCTGCCGTGGAAACGTTGAGGCAGGTTTCGGATGGTGGCACGGATGACTTCGCAGCACTCATGGCAGGACTGTCTGCCGAGGTGGGCGACACCAAGAACACCAGGACGGGACACGCTCGGTCCTGAGGTCGCAGCGATTGCGAAGCAGTTGGGGCAGGAACTCATGCCCTGGCAACGACTGGTTGCCGATGTGGGGCTCGAGCTCGATAGTGAGTCCGGGTTGCCTGCGTTCCGGGAGATCGTGGTCACGGTGCCTCGTCAGTCGGGGAAGACGACGTTGGTGCTGGCTTGGGAGTTGCAGCGTGCCCTGCGATGGGCCATGCCTCAGCGGTGCGCCTACACGGCGCAGACCGGGTGGGATGCTCGCCGGAAACTGATCGACGATCAGGCACCGTTGCTCAACGGGTCACCGTTCAAGGTGGCAGTGGATCGCGTGTTTCGTGGTGCCGGGACGGAAGCGATCGTGTTCAAGAACGGGTCGAGAATCGACGTGCTCGCTACGTCCGAGGCTGCCGGTCACGGACGCACGATTGACCTTGGAGTCATTGACGAAGCGTTTGCCGATACTGATGATCGCCGGGAGCAGGCCCTACTGCCGGCAATGGCAACGAGGGCGTCGGCTCAGATTCTGGTCGTGTCTACTGCTGGAACGGACGCGTCGATCTACTTGAATCGGAAGATTGAAGCCGGACGTAACGCAGTCACGAATGGTGACCGTAACGGGATCGCTTACTTCGAATGGTCTGCGAGTGATGAGCAGGACATTGACGATCCGGCGACCTGGTGGTCGTGTATGCCGGCCCTCGGTCATACCATCAACGAGCAGGTCGTGCAGCACGCTCGAGCGACGATGTCCGAGGGTGACTTCCGACGGTCGTGGTTGAACCAGCAGACCACGTCGGACGAGCGAGTGATTCCGGCGTCGATCTGGGATGCTGTGTGTGATCCTGCGGTCCGTCCCGAAGGGCGGCTTGTGTTCGCTGTGGATGTGAATCCGGAACGGTCGGCTGCGGCGATTGCGGTATCTGATGAGCAGGGTCGGGTCGAACTCATTGACCATCGGCCTGGTGTGCCGTGGGTGGTGGCCCGGTTGAAGGAACTGTCGGACCGGTGGGATGCGACGATCATCCTCGACGGGTATGGGCCGGCCGGGTCTCTGGTCGATCAGCTCGAGGACCAGCAGGTTCGGGTGGAGAAACTGTCGGGCCGTCAGGTCGCGAACGCGTGTGGGGCGTTCTACGATGCAGTGTCGGATCGTAAGATTCAGATCCGAACGAATGAGCTGCTCGATGATGCGATCGCTGCTGCTCGTCGCCGGTCGTCCGGTGACGCGTGGGCATGGGCAAGGTCGGACACCCAGTCCGACATCTGTCCATTGGTGGCGATCACGCTTGCGTTCGATCGGGCGACTACGTCGAAGACGAGCCGGTCGGGAGAACTGTGGGTGGCATGGGACTAGATCGGAGCACGATGGCTACCGTCTTGGAGATCCTCGGTGGGATTGCCCTCACGTTCGGTGTTGGAATGTTGGCAGTGTGGGCCGGGATCGTTACGGCTGGGGTTCTGCTGATCCTGTTCGGTATCGCACTCGAGAGGTTCGAGTCCTGATGATTGGTGACCGCTAGATGCTCGGACGACTGATTCCGTGGGCTGCTGAGGAACGCGGCCTGACGATGACGGACTATCAGGACCTGTTCACTCGGTTCGGGTTCAACGGTGTCCAGTACGTCGTGCCGTCCGGTAATGCTCAGGACCTGACTGCGTTGCAGGGTGCTGGTAATCCGATCGTGTCGGCCTGCATTCATGCTCGGATGCTGGTGTTCTCGGAGGCCCGGTTCACGTTCCAGCGGTATTCGGCAAGCCGGCCGGGTGAGATGTTCGGCACTCCGGATCTGACGATCCTCGAGCGTCCGTGGGCGTCGGCTACGACCGGTGACCTGTTGGCTCGGATGGAAGCCGATGTGAGCCTGTACGGGAACTCGTACTGGGTGCGAGTGCGGGACGAACTCGTCAGGCTTGATCCGTCTCGAGTTCATGTAGTGACCGGTGACGTGGAAGACCAGATCAGTGCGAACCGGGTCGGTGCGCGACTCGTCGGCTATTCCCTTGTTGATGATGCGAACAACGAACTCGCATTCTTCAACCCTGGGGAGCTCTGCCATTACAAGCCGTTGGCTTCCCCGATGAACCCGTTTCGCGGGGTGTCGTGGCTGTCGTCCGTCATTCAGGATGTGCAGGTTGATGGTCAGTTGACTGACTACAAGTCGGCATTCTTGTCGAACGCAGCGACCCCGAACATGGTGGTGTCGTTCGATCCGACGATCACGAAGGAAGCGTTCGACAAGTTCCGGGAGGCGATGGAAGCCCGTCACCGTGGGGTCGCGAACGCCTATCGGACTCTGTACCTCGGGGGCGGTGCTGACGTGAAAGTCGTCGGCGCGAACTTCGAGCAGATCGCAATGAAGGCCGTGCAGGGTGCTGGGGAAACTCGGATCGCTGCGGCTGCCGGTGTGCCGGCGTCGATCGTCGGTATCAGTGAAGGTCTCGCCGGCTCGAGCCTGAACGCCGGGAACTATGGGGCGGCCCGTCGCCGGTTCGCTGACGGCACGATCCGACCCCTGTGGCGGGCAGCGTGCGGTGCGTTGCAGAACCTTGTCCCGCCGCCCGATGGTGGCGCGCGACTCTGGTACGACGACCGTGATGTGTCCTTCTTGCAGGAGGACGTGGACGATGCTGCCGCAACCAGGCAGAAGGACGCTCAGACGATGCGAACCCTCGTCGATGGTGGGTTCGATCCGGCGTCAGTGGTTGCGGCGGTCACGACGGGCGACATGAGCCAACTCGTACACACGGGTCAACTGTCCGTCCAGTTGCAGCCGCCCGGTACCGGAGAGGCCACGGTCTGATGCCGTACAGCATCAGCACCGACCAGGCCGACTGCGACGGGTATGCCGTCGTCAAGGATGAGACCGGTGAAACGGTGCCCGGCGGCTGTCACGCCACGCTTGCCGAAGCCGAGGATCATCTGACTGCCCTGAACATTGCCGAGTACGGGACGCGCGCGGTGAACCTCGATGTCCCCCGGTACATTCGGGATGCGGCTGCGCGCGGTCTTGAGCTCCGGGCCGAAGGGTACGGCGGGGACGGCCTCGTCGATCGGACGATCCGGGAGGCCCGACTCATGGCGGATGGTCAGATCAGTGAGGACAAGGTGATTCGGGCGAACGCCTGGGGTGCTCGTCACGCTGTCGACCTCGAGGCCGACCAGAACACCGACCCTGATGCTGACGGCTGGCCCGGTAACGGTGCCGTCGCTCACTACCTGTGGGGCATCGACCCGACCGATCCTGAGCCGGCACGCAACTGGTTCGCAAGCAAGAGTGCCGCGATTGCGGCTGACGAAGAAGGTGAACGCATGAGCGAACTTCTCGAGGAGATCGTTCCCGAAGTGGCTCCGACCCTCACTCGCGACAACCTGTCAAGGATTGTCGAGTTCCGGGCTGCACCGTCCGACGACGGTCTCACCCTTCAGGGTTACGCGGCCGTGTTCAACGAGTGGACCGAGATCGACTCGTGGGAAGGCACGTTCCGTGAACGGATCGCACCCGGAGCGTTCAAGAGGACGCTCGGTCAACGGATGCCGGTCCTCCAGTTCGACCACGGCTCCCACCCCCTGATCGGCAGCATCCCCCTCGGTCGGATCACCAGCATCGTGGAGGACGACCGTGGCCTCAAGGTCAAGGCTCGGCTCTCCGACAACTGGCTCGTCGAACCCGTCCGGGACGCGATTCGGGACGGTGCGATCACCGGAATGTCTTTCCGGTTCTCGGTGCCGGCGAACGGGGACAAGGTCGTCCGTGGAAAGGACGGGGTCCTCGAGCGAACGATCAGCGAGATCGCTCTCTACGAGGTCGGTCCCGTCGTGTTCCCTGCCTACGAACAGACGAGCGTGGGTGTACGCTCACGGCAGGCACTCGATGCCCTCCAAGACCCTGAGGTCCGAACGGAGATCGCTCGGCTCCTCACCAATGGCACCGACCTCGCGTCGCTCGCCACAGACCCCGACCCGGTCACCGACCACTCGGGATCTACTGCTACCGACTCGGACCCGGTCCACTCGGAGCCGTCCCCCAGATCCCGAGCCCAACGCGAAGCGTTGGTCGCTCTCTACCTCGATTGAGGAGAACCCCATGAACCTGCACGAACTCCGTGCCCAGGTCGAGGAGATCCGGTCCACCGTGGTCCGGCTCTCGGAGATCGACGACATCACCCCCGAGGACGACGAGGAGCTCACCGCGGCTCTCGAGTCGTTCGAGGCCCGCAAGGCTGAGCTCGTGGAGCTCGAGGCCCGTGCGGCCCGGATCGAGGCGGCGAAGGCTGCGGCGACCGAGCGTCACGCTGGCATCGACAGCCCGACGATCCTGAAGCGTGTCGAGCCCGCCGCGCTGGACCTGCGGACCGCCACCCGTGGCGAGCTGCGGGACGCTGCCCTCAAGGTCCTCGAGACCGAGGGTCGTGGCCTCGCTGCCCACCAGGAGGACCACGTCGATGGTCTCCTCCGGACGAAGAACGCCCACACCGACGGCGGCCTGATCGCGAAGAGGATGCTCGTCACCGAGTCCGACGCCTACCGGTCCGCGTTCGCCAAGGCGATCAGCCAGCCGGTGCCGGCGTTCGACGCGGACGAGGTCCGTGCGATCAACGAGTTCCGTGCGGCGAGCGAGGGTGTGGACACTGCCGGTGGCTTCGGCGTGCCGGTCCTGATCGACCCCTCGATCATCCTCACGTCGGGTGCGGCGGCGGCCCCGGTCCTCAACCTGGCTCGGGTCATCACCATCACCACCGACGAGTGGAAGGGCGTGTCCTCGGCGGGCGTGTCCTGGTCCTACGACGGTGAGGGTGTCGAGGTCTCGGACGACGCTCCGACCCTCGCCCAGCCGACCGTCCCGGTCTACACGGCGCGCGGGTTCATCCCGTTCTCGGCCGAGCTCGGTGCCGACTACGTCGGCTTCGCGGCGGAGATGCGTGCCCTCCTCGACCAGGGGTACATCAACCTCGTGGCGGACAAGACCATCAACGGGACCGGTTCGTCCCAGCC